CCTTCTGGTAGAAAACTTATGGGATTATCTGCAGGATGTTACTTGCATCATAAAGAAAATTATGCTAAAGCTACACAGCAAATGTGGTGGAGTGGACTTGTAGTTAAACGTAATGTATCTAAAGGTGAGTATGATTTAGAAATGATAGAGTATAATACAATTAGGAGAAAGTATGGCAAAAGATAAACGAACATATATATCCTTAAAAGAGCATGGACATGATATGTCTTATGAGAATGAGAGAAGACATGATAACGTACATTCTCCAGATCATTACAAACATGGTAAAAAAGAAACAATAGAAGTAATAAGAGATTGTATGACTAGTGATGAGTATCATGGATATCTTAAAGGTAATGTTTTGAAATATGTTTCGAGATATAAGTTTAAGGGTGAGCCATTAGAAGATCTACAAAAAGCTAGTTGGTATTTAAATAGACTTATAAAGGAGGTTAGTAATGGGTCAAGTTAAACAGGCAATAATAGAAGTAGAAGACTTTGTTGCAGGGTGTTTACGAAAAGGTAGAACACTAAATCAAACAATTAGAGATGCTAGAGAATCTGTAGCAGCTAAAACTAATCCTTATTTAGATGATGAGGAATTAGTTGAGAATAAATACTATCAATTTAAAGGAGCAGAGTAATGAGAGATATGTTTATAGAAGCCTTAACAGCTAAGTATGAGGCAGATATAAAAGTAGCTAAAGCTACAATAAATGTTTACATGGATAAATCTGTAGGTATAGGTGAGCACCCACAGTTCATACATGAGATTGATAAACAATTAGAACTAATTGCTAGTGCCGAAGAAAAATTAGAAATGTTAAAAAAACATTATCCAACGGATGATGATATACCATTTTAATAGGGGGAAAGATGGACAAAGAACCAAAACCAAGGCAGTATCTTGTTGATGCTGAACAATTAAAAGACATGATGAAATACCTTATGACAAGACCATATGGTGAGGTGTTTTCTTTAATGAATCAAATAAGCCAACTAAAACCTTTTAATCCAGAAGGAGATAAAGATGTCGGAAAAAAATGATATAGGTAAGTTTACTGGCATCTTATTTGAATTAAAGATAGGATTAAACAAAGACAATGCAATCGTAATTGATTATGGTGGTAAGCCTGTAGGTAAAATAAGAGAGGCCCTAAAGGCATACCCATACCATGCTAACTTATGTGCTGCTGTAATTAACCATGCTAACTCTGTAGGTAAAAAACTTGAAGGTGATGTTAAACAAATTATACAAAAAATTTAGAAAATTATTTTGGCATAATAAATTTATGGAATTGGTCGAGAGATATGTATCTAGATTCAATAGCTATCTTTGGACTAAAAGATGGGGAGACAGATCTATGTATCAATCAGACCAAAAAAAAAGACACCCAGAGTAATCTCTGTGTGTCTTTGTTGTTGCCTGCGATGAGGGGGGTCTTTATGGCTCCCCTTTTTTTATTTTATATTAACAGTTCCAAGCCCTTAATGACTTATTAATTCTACTGTTAGGATCTCTAGCTGTCTTTGCTGATGTAAGTTTTTTCTTCATCCCTTTCATCCTCGCACAGAAGCTAGCCCTTCTTTTGTTTCCTACTTTTTTACTTGGAGCCTTTAGGTTTCCCCCAGTTGCTTTGTTGTAGGATGCACGGCCTTTAGCATTTAATCCACCTTTAGGATTCTTACCTTCTTTTCTTTGCCATGCTGGTGACTTTGCCATTATTTTTTCCTTGCTGTCATTGCTGCTCTTTTAAAGTTAGCTGCAGTTGGTGCACCTTTAGCACCTTTCTTTTTCATTTTACCACCACGCTTACGTTTAGCATGGATGTTGGCATATAAACCTTTTCTCATTATGCTCTTTTCTTTTTCTTTCTAAGCATAGCAAAATCTTGTCTAGTTAATTTGCCATCTTTATTCGCATCTAATTTTTTTCTATTACCCATTACTTTTTTTTTCATAGGTTTCATTTTTTTCATTCCGTACATTAGCTATATCTCCTATATTTTTTTACTTTTTTTGCAATCCCTTTCGGTTGTTTCACAAACTGTTTTCCCTTCTTTGTTCCTTGGCGTTTTGCTTTTGTCGTTGCCGCATACTCCGCAGATGATAGACTCTTGATAGCTTTCTCTGGCAAATATCTTTCCCCAGTTTCCGAAGACTTCTTCCCAGATTTGGTTCTCCATTTCTGCTTGCCCCATGCTTTTAGGCTTCTTTGACTCTTTGCGAGTGCCATTATTTTTTTCTCCCTTTTCTAATTGCATCTTTTCCTTTTTTAAATATTGATGCTACCTGCGTTTTGCCCATGACCTTTGCTCTTTGTTCTCCAACAGTTAAGATTTGGATTTTTCTTGCAAATGGTTTAGATATCTTTTTAACCTTTGCAACAGTTTTACGAGCATCAGCAGGAGTCGCAAACTTAATACCAACAGTGTCTTTAGGATTCTCATCTGTATAGAGCCTCCTATCAGAGCCTTTTGGTTTCTTGCCTGTTCCTACTTTAGGATCTCTTTTTCTTTTTGCCATTACCTTTTAAAACACTTGATAACATTTTATGTTGCCCAGTGTGTGCTTTTACAGCACCCTTTAAACCTTTAATAACTTTTTTTATTTTTGCTCTTCCTTTTTTCATTTTTTGTATTTACCTCTCCAGTAGTTTTTTCTTTGTATTAATCTTACTTGATATTCTAGGTCAGTTATACCTAAAATTTTTTTGATAAAGTTTATCATTACTTATATCCGCCACCTGCTTTTTTATATCTAGCTGCTAAAAGCTGTGCTTTTCTGGCACTCCATTGCCCAGGTTTACCGCCCTTTGAGCCAGCCATAATGGAGTTAAACATTCTCTTTCTCATACCAGGTTTAGTATAGTTACCTGCTTTATTTACTGTGCTCTTTTTCTTTGCCATCTTTTATCTCCTTGTAATCATAATCATAACTGCCTTCTTCATTCTCATCAGTTATCCATTTTGATGTATCTTCCACAGACCATATCCTAGTATTAACTAATCTATGGATGAGAGGTTTGCTTGGATCTGCTGCCATAGAAGGATCAAATATCCTTAGTCTATTGTTGGGTTGAATTGCATAATTACCATCATCTAATTCTATTACATGACCACACTTATGTTGATCTGGTTTTTCTGCGTAACCAAAATCTAATTCATTGTAGTCACCAGCACACCAATCAATTGTAAATAAGTATGTTCCTTCTCTTTGTTTCTTTCTTCTAGATGTGTATATCATTTTACAACCATCTAATTGATAAAACCTAGTTACACTTACATTGTAACTAAAAGAATCCCATAACATTAATTCATTTAAAGGTAGTTCTTTTACACCAGGTTTTTTACAGAAAGCTGATATAGGTGCTCTCCACCATATACCACCATCTGTCATCATATAATGAAACAAAGGTACTTGTTTAGGTATAGATGTAAATCCAAATACTACACATTCAAAGTATTTATCGTGTGAATCTTTTTGATCCCTAAGAAAGTTACCACGAACATAACACTCTATTGGTGGGATATTAGCATTAAGATACATTAGTTAGCTAATGGGTTAGAAGATTTAATTTTAATTTCTTCTATCTGTATCTTTAATAATTCTATTTCTTTTTCAAGTATTTTTACAGCTGAATCATCATGTGAATGATCAAAGTCATGGCTATGAGAAGTATCTTTATTTTCTAATGCTGTGACTTTTTCCTCTAATACAGCTATATCTGCTGACCAATCTTTACCACCAGATGCTCCCTCTAGTGCATCTAGTTTAGTTACGATCTCACCATACTTTACAAAGCCACCACCTATTGCTGCGATAACCCCAAGTAATGCTGCTACACCTGCTAATTGTCCTTTAATTTTATCCATTTTTTAATTGCTCCAGTTCTATTAGTATTTGTTTTTTCTTTATATTTATTTGATTTAGTTTTTCATTTACAATAGTTATAGGATCTGTTGATGTGTAACTAGCTAAAGTTCTATCTTCATATAGCTGTCTTAAATCCTGTATTTGTATTTGATCTAAATAAATATCTTTACTTTTATAGAAGGGTATATTATACAAATCAAGAGATGCTTGGTCACTTGCCATTGCATCTAACTTAATTATATTTTTTATTTGTAAATTCTTTGAGATATCTTTAATATCTTTATCAACTTTGTCCATAATTTTTACTAGGTTAGCTTTGATTGTTTCTTTCGATTGTATATTTTTTTGCTTTGTATTACTTTCATTCTTAACTTCGGCAGCCTTAGTAGTTTCGCTATTGGATTCTTCTTCTTTTTCATTAGGTTCCTCTGCCATTTCTGTAGGTTCTTCTTCGATTATTTCTTCTTCAGTAAACTCTTCTTCAACTGCTTCTTCTTCAAGCATCTCCTCTTCAATCATAGACTCTTCTTCCATGGCAAACTCTTCTATGATTTCTTCTTCTATCATTTCTTCTTCCATTACCATTTCTTCAACCATTGTAAGCATAGGCTCAAAAGATAATTCTTCTTCCATTTCTGGCTCTTCAAAGAAAGTTATAAACTCTTCAAATAATTCTTCTACTTGACTAAATTCTATGTATTCAAATACTTCTTCTAGGTTTTCAAATACTTCTTCAATCTCATCTACAATTTCTTCTGCTATAACTGAACTATCATAGGTCATAGTAACAGATATATTGTCTACATTTGGCCCACCTAAAGTTGCAGGTGCATTAGCATCTGTTGCAGATATATCTATGTTACCTGTATATGACCCTGTGCCATTATAGATTAATCTATCTGTAAAATTAGCACCATCTATATCAGTAACATCGGTTCTAATATTAGTATTTGATGCAAGTACATTACCTTCAGAATCTTTTATAGTAAGTTTGTTAGTAAATGTATCTGCATTACCTTGCCCACCCCAACACCCAGTGACGTTGCACTCGCCATTTTGTACTTCAATAGTTGAATCTAATGTTATTCCATTATCCAACATATCTTGAGTAATAGTGTCAGAACTTAAATCAAAGTTTTGATTAATAGATCCACTATCACCAAACTCTAAATCATAATTACTAGGAACATTATTTAATTCACAGCAATCATTTAATACTTCTACATTACCAGAGGTAGTCCAGCCATTAGCATTGCCAGTTTCAAAGTTACCATTAGTAATTAAATTACCTGTAGTTATTTCTTCTGCTTTAGCACCAAGAATAACTAGGGTTAGTATTAAAAACGTAGCTAACCATTTCATTCTAATATTAGTTTTTTAATTGATTTACTTCCGTCTATGTTCGACTCTAACTCAGCCATCGACTTTATGCACTGGTACTTAACTTTGCCATTAGGTTTTAACTGACGTTTAGCTACACGAGATCCTTTGAGACATTCAGACATTGAAGTCTGGATACGTGCCTCCTTGATCTCTCCGTTGATTATCATAAGTAGGGCGATCACCATCTCTGTCATTGATGACTCCCATTTTGTCTAACTTTATCTTTTAATACTTCAATATCAGCTAATGCTTTGTCTAACTGTTCTCTTAAAAATTCTATGTTGACTTTGTTTGTCATGTTCATCTCTTGAGTTTCTTCCATCTTTTCAACAGACTTGTACAAATCCTCGATTAAAAAATGTTGTTCTTGATCCGTAGGAACCTGTTCAGATTTTTTCAACAAATCATTTTCAAACAACTCACGTGATGTCTCTAATGATACTAACCTTGCAGTTAATTCTGTGTATGCGAACACACCCATTGCGACAAGCACGATCAAAGAGGCTACCGTTTTCATCGGCATCTGCACGGCAGCGGATTCCGATATGTTAAGTGGTTTATTCTTCATTTTTTCTTTTTCTTTTTATCTTCAAATAACTTATCTATAAAAGATGAGAAGTAATCTAAAGCACCAAAGAATTTATATATGTATTTATCTATCATCTAGGATGTTTCCATTCTATTTTATTTTTATTTTTAACTTCTTCTAGTGCTTTTTCCCTATCCATAGCTTCTAGTTCTGCTGTAATTTTTGCTTGTATTTCTTCATCAGCTTTTTTTCTATCTTCCATACGTTTTACATATGTATCATAGTCTGGTCTTTCATGATCATACTTAGACCATAAGGCCTCTGCATCTTTACCTATCTTTCCATCAATAGGACAAGGTGTGCCTGCCTGTATCATAGATTCAAATACTCTCTCATCCTGACAAAGTATAGCTACTGCTGCAACTTTCATACCAAAGTCATTAAGTATTCTGGCTAACTTTAGTCTTTCACAATTTTTATCTATTACATGCTTACCACCACTAATACCTATACCAAATGTCTGAATACCTAATGATACACCTACAGCACAAACATCTTGAGTCATGCTATTATATGATGGTGCACCTGCACTAGGCGGTGCTGATTTTACATTAGATGTAGAACTATTGGTAGTAGTACTATTAGAACTAGAACCTGATTCATATGTTGTAGTAGCAGTAGAGGTATATCCCCCTTCAATAGCAGTGTTAGACCCAGACGTATTAGTCTGAGTTGATCCTGCTAATACTGCTGCTGTCATACAGCCAGATAGTAATAACAATAATACTATTAGTGTTAAAGATTGTTTCATAAATCAGTTACGTTTTGTATATCTTCATAGCATCCAAATTTAATATACATACGATGCGTATTTATATCATAAGGCCCAATCTGCTCTATTTTTAATTGAGCTTGTTTATACCCTTCCATTAAACATTCATATTCTGTATCAAATTGTTGTTCCCATATATAGGGTGGGAGGCATGACTCTGCTACATAAGAGCAAAGTAAAAAGGCCAATGTTATTTTCATTTATATCCTGGTTCTAAAAATAATACCATTAGTACAAATAGTATTATCAATGTTCCTGTGAAGTAATAATTCATCATTATACCTCATACAGTTTATTATTTTTTAACTAGTGATCCACCAAAGTATAGACCTATGATAGCTGATACCAAGTTAGTGTCTAATGGTGTTATGACTAAGCTATTTGAAGATAATGTTATCCATTTCATTATTTCTTTTTCTGGTAAGAATAAAAATCCAGGTTTAAATTCTAAATATCCTACAATCACACTTGTTTCTGGTGATAGTACAGGCATTAGTTTTGGCAATAATACTATTGCGAACACAGCAAGTAATGCTATGATTCTTCTAGTCCATTGAAAACCTGTGTTTTCATATTCTCTTGCTTCTTTAAAAGCCTTAGTTTGTACTTCAGCTCTTTGTAAGAGCATCTTTTGTTCAGCTTGTTTAGCTTTAATGCTTTGTGACCAGATACTCATCACCCCACCAAGTACAGTGGATCCTAGCATTGTAATCATTTCAAATGGCATTATTACTCCTTTGTATTTGGTTGATTAAATTCTTCTAGTTCTTTT